CTAGCTGTATCTGCTAATCTTATAGCCATATCTCATACCTCCTTAGCTAACTACTGCTGTTAAAGAGCCTAAACTAGGCTGATGTAATCTCTGAATCTTGTAAGTAGTTGTGTAACCACTTGCATTTTGGAATGACTTACTTGCAACAACTGTATCAAGGTCTGTGTCAAATCCATTTACCTTTACGTTTAAATTCCAACCGGTGGGTACTGCAAAGTAACAATACTGACCAGTTCCAGCAGTAAAGTTATATGAACCCTTTGCGTTAGTTGCAAGTTTACTTCCGCCAAGTCCAAGTATCCATGCATCGCTGTATGTGTCTTGGTCTGCGGAAACGCCCCAATATATCTTGTTCATGAACTGGAATGATATTGACTTGCTCGCAGTATTTTCACCATCACCGCAATTAAGTGTAAATGTTTTATTTGCTGAAATATCATTCGCATATGTAGCAGTTCTTACTGTCTCATCAGCAAGAGTACAATCAGTAAGAGTCTGCGTTGTCATGTCTTTATTATATGTCCAGTTAAATACAACACCACCTTCAATAACTTGTCCATTTTCATACTGTAAAGTAGAAGGTGTTGAAGTAAAGCTTGTAATTGCTGGATCTACATAGTAAAGTTTTGCAAATATAGCATCAAGTGCCTTATCTACATCTGTATATGTAGGGAAGTCTACATTAGTATAAGTAATATTTTCCGCATCACCGCCAAGAGTAGATAACGGAGCAAGAATAATATTACCATTCTCGTCTGTGATAACAGCCTTATCCGCATTTACCGACCCTTGTGCAACGCTAACCTTACCATCAACTTCTGTTTCAATAAGTGTCTGCAAAGCTTTCATTGCGGCAAGGTCAGGAACTTTAGAAGTAACAACCTCTTCACCAGTATATGTGCTAACAACATCATTAGTCTTTGACACATAGTCAGCAAAATTAACACCACCAGCCGAAACAATAGTTCTCCAAATGCCATCTATTAAAATAGACTGCATAAGTTTATCATTATCTTCATAGTAGAACCATATAGAATCAGCATCAATTGTATGACTTGTGCCATCCTGAACATAAATAATCTTATCTGTTGTACTATCATATGTTGGCATAGCATCACAATTAATAGCTTCATCAACATTTATAAGAGAGATCTGTTCATCAACATAACTCTTTGCATCTTGTACACCTTGTGCTACTTTACTATCAACAGAACCAGTAACAGTAGTATCACCATTTAACGTAGCGATATCTTCTTTATTCTGTTGAACCTGACCTTTTTCAGTGTCATCATAATCATTAGTTGATAAACCTTTACCGGTTTCTTTATCCACTTTATCTTCCAAGAGTGCATTTACTTCTAATTTATTGTAGTAATTAATTAAATCGGCACTACCACCTTCAAATTTTCTCCACTTGCCTGTAGTCTCATCTACTAAATTACCTTTATTAAAAACATAAATACAACCATCTTCAACGTTTGTGCAAATAAATACTTGCGGAAGATAGTTTTCATTATATGCCTTCATTTCAGCAATAGTATTAAACATATCTCTTTCTACATTAGGAGCGGATTTTCTTATATTAAAATTATCAAGCATTGAAACTGACATTTATTATTCCCTCCTCATTTAAATGTTATTGAATTACCTTCTGCGGCAGTTGGATCAATCAATGTATAGCAATAATAGTTGATGCCATCTACTACAACTTCACTCTGTTGAAAACTATCAAAATAATTTATATTATTTGGCTCATCCTTAATATAGGTTAATGCACCAAACTCCTTCGGATAAGCATAAAAAGGTTTTCCCCAAGAGGTGGTAATATTATTAAATACAAAGTTTCTCACATCTTTAAGAGTGCTTGTTCCAGATTTTATAACGGTTGCACTAGGATCACTGACACTTGCATCCGCAATACCGGAATAAGAATTTGCAACAAACTTTATTGATTTTGTAGAACTGCTACTCTTGTTTTCGTTATCATAAACAACTGCTTTAAAAGTTGTATTTGTGTTTATAGGCTGTGCCGGAACATAGTCATAAGAAAAAGTTCCTCCGCCAGAGACTCCACTTGTTACAGTATTAACAAGAGTAGAGTCAACATAAAACTCTATCTTTGTAATAGGCTTGGTCTTTTTTGTGGTAGCCGCTTTAAGTCTGATTTCAGAAACAGTTTCTGTTACTACATCATACAGAGTTCTATCAGGAACAAGACTAAGAGATACTATAGGCGGCTGGTATTTAACAAGCATCTCTTTAATAATTTCTTCAATATCCGTACCTACAGGAAATGTCTTTCCACTTGTAATAGTACCTATGTTCTCTGTTGCGGTAATTGGAGCAGTTATTTTTGCGATCGGCTTTATTTCACCAGCGTCGATTGATTCTCCATCTGACGTAGTACATATTAAATGATTTTGTGCATCAACAACGACTGCGGTAATAGACTTACCACTAGGAATATTCATAACGGCAGTTCTTACTTGACCACCATCAAGCTCCCATTTAAATGTTACCGTTGTAGAAGCATCAGGGTTCGTTACAATAGATTGGATTAAGCAGTTTTTACCTTTTACAGCACCCATACCTATTGCTGTATCTTTGACAAATTTTCTCAAACACGCATAAGTTATTAAATCCATATTTTACTCCTCCTTAAGACGGAATAACCCATGATTGAGTATCTGTATCCCAAAAGTAAACATCTCCTGTATCCATTTCAAGAAAAGCTGAACCGTTAGGAATTTTTTTATCTTCAGTCTATATGGGCTTTGTATCAGTGCTTTTTCCACGCCATTCATATGCCGCAGCGCTAGTTAAATCTGTATTCATATTTAACGTAACCATTATATCCTCCTCCTTTTATATATAAAACTTAAAAAAAAGTGTAAATTTCATCAGTATATTTAGTTTTTGCTTTAATATTATTTTATAAAAATGACCTTATAAGAATGATTTGACAAAATTAAAATTTTTTGTTATAATATATTTATAAAATAAAAGGAGAAAAGAAATGGCTAATAATGTATTAAGAGAGTTTATCCATAAATATCCTACTGATTGGGAAAAAAGACTCGAAGAAAAAAGAATCAAAATTAAATATAAAGGCTCTTTAATGATTGCCAACTACGATATTCTTGCAGATTTCACTGATCCAATTGTTAGAATCTGTCGTGGTATCATTTTAGATACTGCCAATGATTATGAAGTTGTTTGCTTCCCCTTTTTTAAATTCTGTAACTATGGAGAAAAAGGCGCTGACTCAATCGACTGGGCTTCCGCAAGAGTACAAGAAAAAGTAGACGGTTCTATCATGAAAATGTACTACTATAATGATTCATGGCAAGTAGCATCTAATGGTGTTATCTCTGCTTTTGATGCTCCTCTTACCACTAATGATGGAATTAAGTCTTTTGGTTGGGCATTTATGAGGGCAGCGGAGGCTGTAGGTCTTGATATCAATAAGCTTGATACTGATTGTACCTATATCTTTGAACTTGTTTCTCCTTATAATAGAGTTGTAGTAGATTATAATGGTATCACTACCCTTTATCATATTGGTACTCGTAACAATAAAACAGAGGAAGAACTTGTATGTGATATTGGCGTACCTCACCCTGCTGAATATCCTTTACACTCTGTTGAAGAGTGTATTGAGGCGGCGGCCGCACTTAATCCAGGGGACGGCGCAATTGAAAACGAAGGCTTTGTTGTCGTTGATAAAAATTGGCATCGTGTAAAGATTAAATCTCCTAAATATGTAGCTATTCATCATATTCTTCCTAATGGAGAGATTACAGAAGAAAAAATCATTGAGTATATCAAAAATGGTATCATTGATGATGTTGTTGGCTTTGTTCCTTCTTTAGCTGACAAAGTATCAACTGTAAAAGCTCTTATTGCGCAGACCGAGAAAGACATTGAAAATTACAAAATGTGGAATAAGGTTGAAGTAGAAGATAATAAAATGAGCCGTGCAGATTGGGCAAAACAGCATAATAAAGATAAGTATTTTTCTTTTGGTGTTAATTATATCTTTAAAAACACCGACATTAAACTTATGAATCTGCCTCTCAAAAAGATTACTGCACTTATACATTGACATTAATAAAAATTTTTGTTATAATATATATATAAAATAAAAGAAAGGAATAAATAAATTAATCTTGAATAAAACAATGTCAGTTTTTTATTGCACTAAATGTCATAGGCAGGGGCTTCCGGTTTGGAGAAATAAAGGCTCTAAGCGGGAAGCTGGACATTTAAAAAAGTTATATTGTTGTAACTGTCAGAAAGAAACCAACCATGTTGAAATAACAGAGGATGGTATTTATACAAAAGACATTTTAGACAAAGAATTTGAATATAACAATTTTGATGAAAATGGTGTGCGAAAGCAACCGTGGCGAAATTTTTTATCATCAATAGAAGGAGTTGATGTAATATGAGTTATATAATGATGGTTGGTATCCCTGGAAGTGGCAAAAGCACATACTGCAAAGAGCTTGTAAAAAATGTAGGTAAAGTAGTATGGGTTTCAAGAGATGAAGTAAGATTCTCTCTTTTAAAGGATACGGATCAGTATTTTTCAAAAGAGGCAGAGGTTTATAAAGAATTTATTAACAGAATAAAGAAGGCGGCGGCTGATGGTAACGATGTTCTAATAGACGCGACTCATTTGAATCATGCCTCCCGCATGAAAACTGTTAATGCTCTTGGATTAAAAGCTGAGGACTTTACAATCCTTTGGGTGAATACTCCTTTTGAGACTTGCTTTGAAAGAAATTCAAAGAGAGAGGGTATAACCAGGGTTCCTGACCAGCAGATGTATGCTATGAAAAATCGTTTTCAGCGTCCCGCATATTATGAGGGCTGGGCAGAAATATATGTTTACGATGGAAAATTAGTAAGAAAGGTAACTAAAAAATAATGGACGATAACAAAATTTGGTTTACTTCTGATTATCATTTTGGGCATCAGAAATATTTTATATATGGGCCTCGTGGTTTCAGTTCTAATGAAGATATGTCTGAATATATTATAAGAGCGCACAATGAGAGAGTATCATGGTCTGATGATGTATATTTCTTGGGTGATGCTATGCTGAATGATAATAAATATGGCATAAATTGTTTCCGTAGGCTGAATGGAAAATTTCATATTATCATAGGTAATCATGATACAAATGAACGTATAGAGCTACTTAAGGCACTTCCTAATGTTGTAGAAATATGTGGTTATGCAACAGTTTTAAAATGCAAGGGATATCATTTTTATCTTAGTCACTATCCAACTTTAGTAGGTAATTATGATGAAGATAAACCTTTAAAGAGAAGAGTTCTTAACATTCATGGACATACTCATTCAAAAGATAAGTTTATGGATTGTACTTGCTACGTTAATTATAATGCCGCGGTAGATGCACATAACTGCGCCCCCGTAGAATTAGAAGAAATAATCAAAGACATATGTAAAAAAAAGGAGGCTAAATGAATTTAATATCTAAGAAAAGAAATCCAGAGGAAAGAGCAGAAAGAAACATCCTTTACACAATTGGTATACTTATTACCTTGTATCTCGTAGCCCCTCTTATTTACTTTGGATTTGGTTACGTTACAGGCCTTGTAATAAAATTTACCATTGGACGATGGGTGATTGAAGGTCTTTCAATTGTAGGCGTTTATATTACGATGCAGCAGATTCCCATTCTGTGTGGAGTCCTTAGTCTGATTTCAATGTTCTTTAGCTCATTCGAGAAATAATTATACTTTATGGACTTAGTGTAAACTAAGTCCATTTTCTTATAAAGGACATTTTTCTTTATATTCTTTCTTATAAAAATTATATTATACATAGAATATATTACTATTCTATATAAAAAATAACAAAGGAGCGATGTCATTTGAGAACAGTTTTTTATGATACAAATGTATTACTTGACACAACAGAACAGATTTTTAAAAATGAAGATAATGTTTTTATAAGTGATATTACGCTAAAAGAACTTGAGAATATAAAAAGTTCATATAGTAAAGATCCATAGATAAAACGTCAGGCGCGCTATGCCATTCATAAGTTAGAAAAGTATGAAGATAAGTATCAAGTAATATTATACACTACCGATTTGGATAAGTATTTTGAACAGTATCCTGTTTTATTAAATAACAATGATAGTCACATTATTGCGGAAGCTTTGTTTGTAAAAGAAACTAATCCAGATTTAATTTTTGTAACCAATGATTTAATCTGCAAAAAGATTGCAAAAGCAGTAGGATTAAATGTTGAATATAAAAAGGTAGAGTTTGAACAAGAGTATAAAGGATATAATATCTTTAAGTGCAATAATGATAATGAAGTAGCCAATGTTTATAATTCATTATGGCAAGATAATTTCTTGCAAGACATTGGTGCTATTACCAACCAATACTTCATTATTCAAAATGGAAAAGACATGATAGATGCTTATAAATATACAGAAGATAAAACTCTTGAACAAGTTGAGTTTAAGACTTTTGAAAGTAAGCATCTTGGAAAAATTAAACCTATGGATAAGTTACAACTGTGCGCTATGGACAGTCTTGAAAATAACAAGCTTACTGTCATAGGCGGGCCAGGTGGCGCCGGAAAATCACTTCTTAGTATGGCATATCTTTTTCAACAGCTTGAAAAAGGAAAGATTGACCATATTATAATTTTCTGCAACACCGTTGCAACAAGTGGCTCTGCTAAGCTAGGATACTATCCTGGATCTAGAACAGAAAAGTTAATGGACTCGCAGATTGGAAACTTCTTAATAAGTAAGATTGGCGGAAGGGAAGAGGTTGATAAATTAATTGACCATGACGAAATTATACTTTTACCAATGTCCGATTTGAGAGGATTTGATACTAGTGGAATGAACGCTGGTATATATATAACAGAAGCTCAAAATATGGATATCGAACTTATGAAACTTGCATTACAAAGAATTGGTGATGATAGTTTCTGTATCTTGGATGGAGACTGGAAAACACAGGTTGATATGTCTCAATATGCCGGAGATAATAATGGTTTAAAAAGAGTATCAGAAGTCTTTAAAGGACAGCCTTTCTTTGGACAAATTAATCTTGAAAAGATTTATCGTTCTAAGATTGCGGCAATAGCAGATACAATGTAAGAAAGGGGAGAGTGAAAACTCTCCCTTTTTTATTAAGGGGGAGGTTATGGTTACTTAGGAATATGTATAGAAGAAAGAGAAACAATGGAGTGTTCAAAAGGATTTAATATAGAGATTAAATAAAATTAAACAAGAGAAAAAAGATATCACGGCGGCCGCACAGAATAGTAAAAAGACGAGTACCAGTAAAATGGTACTTGCTTTTCTTTTGTTTAATTTTACTTTAATATAGGTCTTTACAGGTATTGTAACTTGGAGAACAATATCATTAGCTTAGTCTATAGGTTCTATTGATTTTACACCTCTTGTGACTTTTATAGGAGCGTATATTGGACAAGTCGTTACGTATTTAATATATTCACATAAGGCGATGAAATAGAATACTTAGGGCGGTGTTACTTATAGTGTAGCATTAAAAAATAATTTTTAGAATGATTAGGGTGTAGGTTAAAAGGAGGTAAGATTATGACAAGTTATATTATTGGTGCAATATTAATTCTTATTTTTGGTTTTGTTGGAGGATATACATTAAACTATTTTCTTACAAAAACAAGTCATAAGGAGCAGTTAGATGTTATTCGTAATTGGCTTATATGGGGCGTAGCCCAAGCAGAAAAAGAATTGGGGTCTGGTACAGGCGAATTAAAGATTAAAGAAGTATATAATCTTTTTGTTCAGACATTTCCACAGGCTGCAAAATGGGTAACATATAATCAGTTTGAAAATTTAGTAGACGAGGCCCTTGTCGATCTTAAAAAGATACTTGAGAATAATGATTTAATTGAATATGCTATTAACGGACTTGATTATTTTGATGATGAAAAAGATTGAGGGATTGTATTATGGGTATAAATATAATAAAAGCGGGTTCAACGCATAATACAACTTATAAGAGAAAAAGAAAAATATAGTGGATTATTTTACATTATACCGCGGGCGCATCTTCTAAGCCTGGGCGCGCATTAGGTTGTGCAAGTAATTTCGCAAAAAGCACAAGAGAAGCATCAGCAGATTTCATTTGCGATGATAGAGATATTGTGCAGTATAATACAGATTTAGAAAATAGATATACATGGGCAGTCGGCGGAAAGAAATATTCAAAAAATTCTACAACTCTTGGTGCAAAATATTATGGAATTGCAAAGAATAACAATTCTATAAGCATTGAAATGTGCAGCAATAAAAAGAGTACAAAGACTTTAAATGTTACTGATACAGATTGGTATTTTACAGATGAAACAATTAATAATGCTGTGTTATTAACAAGATATCTCATGGCTAAATTTAATATAGATATTAACCATGTTATAATGCACCATATGGTTACTGGAAAAGTTTGTCCTCAACCTTGGTGTTTAAATGAAGCATATCTTATTAATTGGTATAGCTTTTTAAATAAGGTACAAAGTGGCGTTGCAATTCAACCTGCGCCCGCCCCTGTTGAAACTAAACCACAGCCGCAGCCAAAAACAAACACTACTTCTTATATTGTAAAAGTTTTAGTTAGTGACTTAAATATAAGAGAACAAGCTACCGTGAAATCTGCAAAGAAGGGGCAAGTAAAGAAAAATGTTTGTTATACCATTGTTGAATAGAAAAATGGCTTCGGTCGCCTAAAAAGTGGCGCGGGGTGGATCTCAATAAACCCTAAATATGTAAAGAGAGTTTAAACTTAAATGGACAAGTTCTTTATTGAACTTGTCCATTTTTTTTTTTTGTTATTCAAATTAAAGCGATTTTTATTAGAAACTTTTTTATACTTGACAAAACAAAAATTTTTTGATATAATATTTATAGAAATGTAAAAATATAAAAAGGAGATTATTATTTAATGGGTAAATTATATGATGAAAAAAGTATTGAATCATTGAGTCCATTAGAGTTCACAAGGTTAAGACCTGGTGTTTATGCTGGCGATTGCACTTACTCAACTCAGCTATTGATAGAAATATTCTCTAATGCAGTTGATGAATTTAATGCGGGACATGGTAATGTAATTGATGTAACAATAGAAAAAGATGTTGTAACAGTAACAGATCATGGCCAGGGATTTATTCCTAATAGTTTTAGAGAAGATGGGAAAAGTATTCTTGAAGCAGCATTTAGCGTATTAAACACATCCGGAAAATATAGAGAAGATGGTAGCTACGAAGGAACTTCATTAGGTTCTTTTGGTATCGGTTCTAAGATAACTACATATCTGAGTCACTGGCTTAATGTAAGCTCTACTCGTGGAGATGGAATAGCAGAAGATGTATATTTTAAAGAAGGCGTTTTCGATAAAAGAGATATTTTGAAAGGTATCGAGAAACAGTCTGGTACATCTGTTCAGTGGCAGCCTTCAGAAGAGTTTTTTAAGAACACAGAAGTAGAAATAAGTAAGATTCGTTCTTTGTTTAAGACAGTAAGTTGTTTATGTCCTGGTCTTACAATTAATCTTGACTATAATGGAACAAAAGAAGTATATAGTTCTGTTAATGGATTAAATGACCTCGTTGATGAAGCAACAAAAGATAAAGAGATTATTAATAATAGATTAAGTGTTGATTATGCAGAAGATAAGTATAAACTTAATCTTGTAATGACATATACAAATAATTATTCATCTACTTTTGTAGCTTATGTCAACACCGGTTTAACTGACACTGGTGCACATATAACTCAGTTAAAAACCACTTTAACAAGAGAGATGAATAAATTCTTTCGAGAAAAGAAGTGGCTCAAAGATAAGGATGAAAATTTAACAGGCGATGATATACAAGAAGGCTTGTATATGATATTTAACTACACCGCTCCTAGCGTTGCTTATGATGCTCAGGTAAAATCGCGTGTAACAAGTATTGATACAAAGCCTGAGATAACTGCTTTCACAGAAGCCCTTCAAAGTTGGCTTGAGGGAAATGAGAAAGAAATTAAAAGTATTGCAGATAAAGCTATCAATGCAAGGAAGGCGCGGGAAGCAGCAAAGAAAGCAAGGGACGCCGCCCGTGAAGTTGAAAAGAAAAAGAAAGAGAAAGTTCTCAAGTTCGATAGCAAACTTGCAGATTGCTATTGCAAAGATAGAAGCAAATGTGAGATTTATATAACCGAAGGTGATTCTGCATCGGGTAATCTTAAATTAGCAAGAGATAACGCTACTCAAGCAGTAATGCCTGTGCGTGGAAAGATTCTAAACACACAGAAAGCAACCCTCGCGCAGATACAGAAAAATGCAGAAATCATGACAATGATAGAAGCTTTTGGTTTAAGAATCGATCCTAAGACAATGAAGATTACCTATGACAAAGAAGATTTAAGATATGGTAAGATTATAATTATGTCTGATGCGGACGTCGATGGCGCTCATATCAAGAATCTGTTCTACACATTCATCTGGAATTTCTGTCCCGACCTTATTAAAGATGGATATATTTATGCAGGAGTTCCTCCTCTTTATAAGATAACAATAGGTAAAGAATATAAGTATCTTAAGAATGATGAAGAACTTGAGAATTTTAGAAAAGTAAATGAAGGTAAAAAGTATATTGTTGGACGTATGAAAGGTCTTGGAGAGATGTCTGTTGAGGAAACTGAAGAGACCTTAACTAACCCTGAGAAGCGTATTATTAAACAGATAACTGTTGATGATACAAAGGCTACTAATATGTTATTTGAGCAGCTTATGGGAACAGGTGTAACAGCAAGAAAAACATATATTAAGGAACATAGTAAGGAGGCTGGGTCTTACAACCAGGAATAAGAATGTCATTAAATATGTGTAGACAATGTAAATATCAAGGTCAAATGTGTCAGTTTTTAGCAGAAGGGACTAATGCAGCATTGTTTCAAACAATTCTTCTTGCCAATCGTGGTTTTAATTATTCTAGGCAAAAAACAACATATAGACCAGAAGTAAATCCATTATTTGACTTTGAATTTAAATGTAATGGTTTTAAAGATAAAAAAGAGGCTAATGATAATGCAGAATAAAAATTTTTATTCAGTTAAACATATTAGTGGATATAATGGCTGGGGTGCTCCAGAGTATGGCTCTACTATTAAAAATTTTTATAATAAGCAAGATGCAGTAGATTTTTGTATTGCAAATTATAAAGAAGAATATTTAGACGGTTGGCCGAGTATTGCTATTATTCAAGAGCAAATTGAAGGAGTAAATAATGCAGAATGATATAGAAGATTTATTAAATGAAATATATGATGCCTATGAAGGTAAAGTAGAAGAAGCTACTGATATGTGGAAAAGTGAATATAGTTGTAGTGCTAAACAAGATGCTGAAAGAGATATAGAAGATAAAGAAGATTTAAAATATTTTAAAGAATTACTTCAAAAAGTTGAGGAGATAGTCAATGCAGAATGATGATAAATATATAATGATTGAAGAAGAGCCAATATCATATCATTTTCACAAAGAGCCTCCCGAATTAGGGAAGCCACTTTCAGAAAATGATATAATAAAAATGAATGATTTAAAACAAGAACTTGGTAGAAATTTTATTGAATATGCTTATGCCGTCAATTCAGACCGCGCAATTCCTGACGCTAAGTCAGGTCTTAAACCGGTTGCGAAAAGAATCCTTTGGTCTGCTTTTGAGGAGGGGCGTACTTTTAGTAAACCACACGTAAAGTCTGCGCGTATAGTTGGTGATGTTATGGGACGTTATCATCCGCATGGAGATAGTTCTATTTATGGCGCAATGGTAAGATTATCACAGGACTGGGTGCTTCGTTACCCTCTTATAGATTGGCATGGTTCTAATGGTAACCAGGCTGGGGATGGGCCGGCCGCAGCACGTTACACAGAAGCAAGATTAAGTAAGCTTGCAGAAGATGGTCTGCTTCAGGGGATAAAAAAGAGAAACGTTGATTTTATTCTCAATTATGACGAGACTCTTGAGGAGCCTGTGACTCTTCCCTCAATTTTCCCTAACCTGTTATGCAATCCGAATACAGGTATTGGAGTGGCGATGGCGTGTAACTGGCTTCCGCACAATCTAAAGGAAGTTGCTAATGCTATTAATAATTATTTAGACGGAGAAGAGCCTACCTTACCGGGGCCAGATTTTCCAACAGGCGGAATTATTATTAACAAAGATGATATTCCTAATATCATGAAAACAGGGCATGGTTCTGTTAAAGTAAGGGGTAAATATAAACTAGAGAAAAATAATATAGTATTTTATGAGATTCCTTATGGAACAACAATAGAAGGGCTTTTGGCTGAAATTGGAGAAGTTTGTGATGCTAAAGAGATTGAAGGTATCTCTGAAGCTAGGGACGAAAGCAATAAAAAGGGTGTTCGCATTGTTGTAGAATGTAAGAAAGGTGTTAATCCAGATAGTATTGCGATGAAGCTCTTTGCAAAAACTAATCTTCAGACAAGTATTTCTTATAACCAGGTAGCTCTTGTAGATAAAACTCCTACAGAGTTGAACTTAAAGCAAGCAATAGAGATTTATGTTAAACATAATATAGTTTGCTTAAAGAAAGAGTTTCAGTTTGATTTAACAAAAGCAAAAGAGAGATTACATATAGTTGAAGGTCTTTTAATTGCATTGGAAGATATTGATAATGTAATTGCTTTAATTAAGAAGTCAGAGAGTTCTTCTGCGGCAAAAGAAGCTTTAATAGTAAAATACAATCTTTCTGAAGCCCAGGCTAAGGCAATTCTTGCTATGAGATTATCAAGTTTAGCAAGACTTGAAAAACTTGAACTCGAAAATGAAAAGAAAGAATTAGTAAGCAAAATTGCTGAAATTGAAGATATATTAACAAAAGAAGAGAAACAGATTGCAATAATCAGAGAGCGTCTTGATAATTTGGTTAAGAAGTATGGCGACGACCGCCGCACCGAATTAGCACAGATTGAAGTACCTAAAGAAGAAAAAGAAAAGGCTATGATTGTTCCCGTTGATGTTGTAGTTGTTACAACACAGTCCGGAGATATCAAAAGAATACCTAAAAGTTCATTCAGAGTGCAGAAGCGAAATGGTAAGGGTGTAAAAACTTTAAGCGATGCAATTCTTTCAACAGTTTCAACTAACACTGTTGATACCTTGTTAATTTTTACAAACAAGGGAAAGATGTATAGATTGTTAGTTGACAAGATTCCTGAAGGAACTAATGCGTCAAAAGGTACAAGTATAGCTTCTCTTATCTCTCTTGATGATGATGAAAAAGTTGAAGTTATATCTTCTATTACAGATAGTAATAAGTATAAATATGTAGTGTTCTTTACAAAAAATGGTCTTATAAAAAAGACTGAGCTTTCCGAGTATATTAACACAAAAAAGACAACAGGTATTCAAGCTATTAAGTTCAAAGAAGGAGACAGTCTTGCTAATGTAGATTTCTTGAATGACGAAGAAGTTATTGTCATTACACAGAATGGTATGAGCATTAGATTTGAGACAGCGGCTATCAATGCTACTGGGCGCGCATCGTCTGGTGTAAAAGCGATCTCGCTTAAAGAGGGTGATGTTGTGTTAAAAGGATTAGTAGTCAAGGACGAAAAAGAAGATATCTTATTAGTAACATCTAATGGTCTGTGTAAAAAAATAAAAATATCTGATTTTACCTCTCAGGGACGCGGCGGCAAGGGTGTAATATGCTATAAACTCGTATCTGGTGCAACTGTGGTAGGGGCTGCCGCAGTTAATAATGATAGCGTTATGCTTGTAATAGGTAAACCGAACTCTATATGCGTTACTGTAGGGGATGTTCAAACATCTTCTAAAGATGCCCAGGGGGTAAAGATTATATCTAATAGTTCTTTGCAGACAATAGTAAGACTGTAAAAATAAAGGGGTGTGGCTTATAACTACACCTCTTGATTTTTTATAAAATTTTTGTTATAATATATATAGAAAATAAAAAATATAGAGGGTATTTTAAATGGATAAAATGCAAGAATTGATTAATGAACTTAATGAAGCAAGTAAGTTATATTATAATGGCCAGGAGTCTTTTTTATCAGACAAGGAGTTTGATGAAAAGATTAATGAGTTAAAAACTCTTGAACAGGAATATAAAGTAATTTATGCAAATTCGCCTACTGTAAAAGTGGGTGCTCCAGTTTTAAATGCTCTTAATAAAGTCACTATTAAAGATAAGCCTATGCTTAGCTTAGATAAAGTTCATTCCGCTGAAGAAATTAAAAAATTTTCTGATGGATATGATATAATTGCGTCTATCAAATGTGATGGCTTATCTGTTAGATTAATTTATGAAAATACAGACCTTGTTTCTGCGAACACAAGAGGAGATGGATACATAGGCGGAGATATAACAGAGCATATTAAACATTTTCTTAATGTTCCTTTAAAGATAGCGACTCCGGAAAGATTTATTATTGACGGTGAAGCTATTATTTATGATGATGATTTTTCTATTGTCAATAGAAATGGAGAATTTAAAAATAATAGAAACACAGCCAGCGGAAGTTTGGCTTTGCTTGATATGTCCGTTGTTGCTGATAGAAGATTAAGTTTTATCGCATGGAATATTATCGCGGGAAGCGATAAGAAATGTTATCACCATAATCTTGAATATGCAAAAGAACTTGGCTTCACTACAGTTCCGGCTCTTGCTTTAGATTGTACAAAAGTTGAAGAGAATGAAATCAATGAAATTAATAGAATTTTGTTAGAGGAAGCAAAAGAAAAAGGTATTCCTTGTGATGGTGTTGTGTGGAAGATTAATGATATTGCGGCGGGCGCAGAAAAGGGCCAGACCAGTCATCACTTCCTTGATGCAGTAGCTTGGAAACCTGAGATAGAAGAATATGAGACTAAATTAATTGACATAGAGTGGACAATGGGTAGAACGGGGATTCTTACGCCAGTGGCCATTGTTGAACCGATCGAGATAGACGGTTCAGTAATTGAAAGAGCGAGCCTTCACAATCTGTCTGTAATGCACGATGTATTAGGTATATATCCTGATAAAGATGAACCTGTTTGGATATACAAGGCTAATTTAATCATACCTCAGATTTCGAGAGCTGTCAAGAATGATATTCCGCACGACCATATATTGCATAATGGAACTTGTGATTATTGTCCTATATGCGGCGCGCCTACAAAAATAGTTACATCTGAAAGCGGTGTATCTAATGTTATATGCGATAATCCAAACTGCAACGGCAAGCTTATAAATCGTATAGACCACTTTTGTGGGAAAAAAGGTCTTGATATAAAAGGCTTATCAAAAAAGACAATAGAAAAGTTAATAGAATATGGGTGGCTAAATGGAATTAAAGACATTTATGGACTTGAACAACATAAAAATGAATGGGAATCCAAGTCTGGATTTGGAGAAGCTTCAGTTAGCAAGATCCTTGATGCGATACATGCGGCGGGGAGACACACAAAGCTTGACTCATTTATATCAGCTATTGGAGTTCCTCTTGTCGGAAAAACAACAGCGAAAATACTTGTAAAAGAATTTTCTACATGGCAAGAGTTCAGAGATTATGTAGATGCAGCTGATTGCTTTTTTGACAGTTTTGATGGCATTGGAGAAGAAATAAATAATTCATTAAAGAATTTTGATTATAGTGAAGCAGATGAGATTGCGGCAATGGTTACTTTTGAACAGTCCGAGTCTCAAGATCTTATTCCCTCTGCCGCAATACAAGGAAAAACATTCTGCATCACCGGAAAAGTTACAAGATATAAGAATCGTACCCAGTTTAAAGAAAAAATAGAATCTTTGGGCGGAAAAGTAACAGACTCCGTAACAAAGAATACAAGCTATCTCATAAACAATGATATAAATAGTACATCTTCTAAGAATAAAAAAGCCAAAGAACTCGGTGTACCGATTATTACAGAAGAAGAATTTGAAAATTTTTTGAAAACCTCTTGACAATTTAAAAAATTTTTGATATAATATATATATGAAAGTAAGAAATAGATAACATTGGTTATAAATGTTAAATCTATTAAAAATAAAAATTAATATATTATATCCCCCAAAAAAAATTGACAAACATAAAAATTTTTGATATAATATATACATGATTGTTAATAAAGATGATTTTTTCATCTATATTATAAAAACTATATTAATTAATAAAAACAAAAAGGAGAACTAAAATGAAGGAAAACAACAAGATTGTATTTAATTACGTTAAGGAGAATGAGGCAAATGATATTACCGCAAAGGATATCGCTGAGGCAACAGGCATCCCCGTAAAGTCAGTAAATGGTATTGTTACTTCTGCTTTCCAGAGAAAGGGTATTATGGAGAGAGTAGAGGCAGAGGAAGTTGCTGCTGATGGTACCAAGAAAACTATTAAGCTTATCAAGCTTACAGATGCTTATAAGGATGCTACTGTTGAGTCAATCGAGGCAGAGGATGCTGCAAAGAAGGCTGCAAAGGCTAGCGAGTAATAACTATCTTTGTTAATATAAAAAGTATAAGGTTGGGATTATTCCCAATCTTATATTTTTAATAAGGAGTTTTATGAAAATAATATTAATTGCGACAGGAATTGTTCTTTTAACTATTAGTATTATTTTTTTTATAAAGTCTTACAGAATAAAACAGTCTGCTGAACAAACTCTTCATTAGGCAGAGTGTATTAAGATTTAGAAAGCTAACTAGGAAGAAGAACGCCTTCTCTTAAAAAAAGAAATTCAGGGTTTAATTTGCTAGAAAGATAGCCTTTTATAGCAAGTAACCATAAAAAAATTATAGACCGACAAGATTTATTAGATAGAAAAAAATCGTTTAGAAGAACAAATTGCAATTTATAAGAAAGGTGTAGACCAAGCTGCAAACGCCTATATTGATGGGTTGTAGAATCATTATGTATAGGCTGAAAATAAGTATCTTGAAAAAATAGCTAGTGCAAGAGAGAATTATCAAAAGCAGATTTAGTCTTTAGAGTTATAGACGTAGGAAGTTACAACTAAGTTAAATAAATTAAAAGAGAAATTATCTGCTGGCATGCAGGCTCAATTGAGAGAACAAGAGAAATAGCAGAATTTAAAATTTTATAAATTGCATCTAACCGAAGAAGAACTATCTGATATAAAACTTCTTGAAGATATAAAGAAGAAATTAAACCAACCCGTAATATTGAGTAAATTAATTTGGTCATCATATTTCTTAAAGCAAACTAATGAATTATGTAATAGAGTTTTAGGAAAGAATGTTGTTTGTGGAATATATAAAATAACTAATCTTTAGACCAAACAAGTTTACATAGGGCAAAGCGTAAACGTAGCATAGAGGTGGAAGCAACACATCAAGTGTGGTTTAGGAATAGACGCTTCCGCCACAAATAAATTATATAATGCTATGATATCTTACGGAGTTTGGAATTTTACTTTTGAATTAATGGAGTCTTGTTCGCGTGATGCATTGAATGAAAAAGAATCTTATTGGATTAATATGTATCAAAGTGATAAATATGGACTTAATACTTCAAAAGGAAATAAATAAAAAGGAGCTAAAATATGGATATACCTAAGATTTCAGAACTTATATAGCAAGTGAAAAAAAATAATAAAAAGGGTATGACAACTTTTGAAAGTTTGCTTGAAGAATATCCTTATTGGTATCGTCACATTAGTCTTAATGCTATTGACGCTGATGTTGCAGATGTAATAAATAGTATGATTTGTTTTTGGAACGCTATGGATGATGAAGATGATATTCCCGTAGGGGATAGAAAGCCTATTTATATTATTATTGACTCTCCAGGCGGAGATGTTCAAGCAACTCTCACTATCATTGACGCAATCAAGCTTTCACACACCCCTGTTATTACAGTAAATATTGGCGCAGCTTATAGTGGAGGTTTCTTTGTTTTTATAAATGGAGACCGTCGTATTGCTTATCCTCATTCTACTTTCTTATACCATGAAGGATGTACAGAAATGGGTGGTGACGCCAATAAATTCCAGAATTGGTCAGACTTTTATAAGAAGGTACTTTTAAGATTAAAAGAAACAACTCTTTCTAATACAAAGATAACGCCAGAGTTGTATGAAGAAAAAAGACGCGATGACTGGTGGATTGAAGCTGAAGAAGCTGTTACATTAGGTATTGCAGATGAAATTTGTGATAAGCTTATCTATTAAGGAGATTGTTTATGGAATTTAATTATCCAAGAACTTATAATTGGCAAGGAAGTTTTCGCGGCCTGCGCAACCCAAAAAACTCCTGGGACAAATCTGATAGCATATTTGGTATCGGTTCAGAAAGAGATATGCGAAAGCAGTTTGATAAAATTGCTCCCCTTTGGGAAAAGGAATTTGCAGAGCGGGGTATAGATGAAGATGCTAAGTTCTGGCTTGAAGATAACGGAGTGTTTGCTTATCATTATAATGAAGATGATGAAGAAGGTTATTATGAATATGTTTTCATAGGGCCTAAGGATATGGATCTCGCTCAGCGCATGGCAAAGGCTGGCCCTAGTGATAGAAAATTCCTTCGAGAAATTGGTGTTTGTATTGATATAACAGCACCGCTCTATTGGTAAAATTCTTTCTGCCAATGAAATGCTTTTCTCACTAATCGGTGAGGGTTATACTTGTTAAGTATAGCTAACGGGGAACTTACCATGAGAATCCCGTGGGAAAAATTTTATATTAAAAAATGGTTATTCCTTTTTAATTTGTGTCTTTCATTTTTTATATAATATGAAACAACAAATATTTTCATAAAAGAAAGGATAAATTAAAATGGGAAATCCAAAAAATGATTTAACAAATAAACAATTTGGTCAATTAACAGTAATTAAATATCTAGGAAATAGTAAATGGAATTGCTCGTGCGAATGTGGAAATTATGTACAAGTAAAAACTGCTTCTCTAAATAGCGGAAAAACTAAAAGTTGCGGATGTCTTAGAGGTCAATCTAATAAGGGAAACGTAAGACAATCTAAACCTAGAATAGATATAACAAATCAAAAATTTGGAAATTTAACTGCTTTATATTATTTAAAAGGTGGTAAATGGCATTGTAAATGCGAATGCGGTAATGAAATTGATGTAGATACTAGAAATCTTAATTCTGGACATACGAAATCATGTGGATGTTTGCTAAAAAAAATTAATTCAGAGAACAACACTCTTGATATGACTAATTATGAAGATGAAAATATTAAAGTATTAAATCGAGAAGGTTCTGATGATAAAGGCTCTGCGATGTGGAAATGTATTTGTAAACATTGTGGAAACCAATTTATTACTAGAGGTTCAAATATAAGAAATGGTACTACAAAATCATGCGGATGCGTACACTCCTACCATGAACAGCAAATTACAAAAATATTAATTGAAAATAATATTGAATTTTCTTCTCAATACACTTTTCCAGATTTGATCGGTGTTAATGGAGGTCATTTAAGATTTGATTTTGCTATATTTAAAAATAAAGTTTTATCTCATTTAATTGAGTATAATGGGTTACAACATTATCAAGAGCCGCAAGGAAAATGGAAAGAAGGATATGAAACTTTAGTTGAACATGATAAAAGAAAAATTCAATACTGTAAAGAAAATAATATTGAATTAAGAATTATAAAATATGACCAAACTTATACTTTAAAAGATTTAATATAAAATTAACCTGTAGAGACTATCCCCTAAGCCTTATGGGCAGGGGAGTAGGGCTACTATTGATACGTAGCTAGGTTTTAGGAAACGAAGCCTATGAAAACCGAAATGGCATCCTCTATTTTATATAGAGTAAAAGATAGTCCATTAATGGGAATGAATTTGATACATATAAAGTTGGAACAGTTGCAAATAGTACATCAAAAATGCACAAACTTGCATCTACACCCATTACAATAGAATGTTTTGAAATGGATGATTATGATAATACACTTCCATTAGATACTTTTTTAGATGATATATGGGACAATAGAATACGCGAATGTGAGACTTTGCGTCAACGTTTTAATGAAACAAAAGATATCAGATATTGGAAAGAACTGATCCGTATACTCCCTGAGTCTTGGTTACAGACGAGAACATGGACAGGTAATTATGAGACTCTTAGAAATATGTATTTCCAAAGACGTTATCATAAATTGACAGAATGGCATCAGTTTTGTGATTTTATTGAAACTCTTCCTTATAGTAAAGAATTAATAACTACTTGACATTAAGGAAAATTTTTGATATAATATATATAGAAAGTTGAAAAATACTAATAAAATAAACTATTAAAGGAGAAAACACATGAAAAAGACAATTAACCAGGAAGAAATTAGTGGATGGCTCTACGAACACTCTCTTGAATTAGCAGAAGTAAAGAATGAAAAGTCTGATAATTATGGTAAGGAGTATATTCGTGGTTCAATAAGTGTTGCTACTGATGACGAGGGACTTAATGTCATTCCGGTATATTACACTTATGTTGCGCCTACTACTAAGTCAAATCAGCCTAATAGAAGTTTTACAGAGCTTAAGAAAATTATTGAGTCTGGAAAGACATGGGTGAATGATGGTAAGGAAAATGCAACAATCGTTAAGCTTACTCCCTCTGCCGCACTTAATGACTTTTATCCTCAGGGTAAGGATGAACTTGTATCAACTCAGAGAAGTGAGGGTGGTTTTGTAACAATTCTTTCTAGTGCAAGTTCGCTTCCTTCAAACGATAAGCATGAAAGAAATAAGTTCACATTTGATGCTCTCATTACAAATGTAACAAGAGTAGAAGCTGATGAGGAAAAGGGCACTGACGCATATGCAAGAATACGTTGCGGAATCTTTAACTTCAAGAATGATATTCTTCCTTTCACTCTTGTTGCAAGAAAAGAAGATGCTATAAATTATTTTGAGAATCTTGGCGCATCTGCAAAAGAGCCTGTATTCCTTAAGGTTTGGGGAAAGATTGTTAGCACAGTAGTTCATCAGACAAAAACTGAAGAGTCTGCATTTGGAGAAGCTTCTGTTGAGACAGTTAATAAGACAGTCCGTGAATGGGTAGTTACTGGAGCTTCTGTAGAGCCTTACGCTTATGGAGATGAAAAGGTTATTACAGATGAAGATGTTAAAAAGGCTCTCGCTGATAGAGAAGTTCATCTTGCTGAGATTAAGAAGAAAAGTGAAGATTATTATGCTAACAGAGGCGCGGCAACTGCTGCTCCCGCCCAGAATGGTGATACTTCCATTCCCGCTGGTGGCTTTAACTTCTAATTAATATGAACTATGTATTTTTTGGGAACTTAATTAATTAAGTTCCCAAAACTATCTAATAAAAAAGGAGAATAATATATGTAGAACTCATTACTTAGTATTAAGCCTCACCAGGTTAGTAGAGACATGAGAGGATACTCTGTCTTCTTTTACGGAGGCTGGAAGACTGGAAAGACCACGACTGCTTGTAAATTCCCTAAGCATCTTCTTCTTGCTTTTGAAAAAGGATACTCCGCAATTCCTGGAGCTATGGCTAAGCCAATAAATAACTGGGCAGAATTTAAAAAGACGTTAAGAGAACTTAAAGATCCCGCTGTAAAAGAGACTTTCTAGACGATCATTATAGACACAGCCGATATCGCGTATGACTATTGTACGAGTTATATATGTGCAAATAATGACGCAGTTACAGTAAGCGATATACCTTATGGTAAAGGTTACGGATTAATAGCCAAGGAATTTGATGATTGTCTTAGATCTATTGTACAGATGGATTATGGTCTGGTAATTATATCACATGAAACAGATAAAACTTTCACAGACGAAAGTGGCAATCAGTTTAATAAAATTGTTCCTACTCTTGACAAGAGAGCAAATAATATTGTCGCTCGTATGACAGATATTATAGGATATGCAAGGTCTGTAACTGGGGCAGACGGAAAAGAAACAACTAAATTATTTATGCGTGGTACTTCAAGATTTGAAGCAGGCTCACGTTTTAAATACACCCCTGATTACATTGACTTCTCTTATAAGAATCTTGTTAATGCAATAGGAGAAGCTATTGATAAACAGGCAAAAGAAAATGGTGAAGAGTATTTCACTGATACAAAACAGAACTTATATGAAGATACATCAGCAAGTCTTGATTTTGATGAACTCATGAAAGAGTTTCAGACAACAATATCTTCTATACCAGGTTTTAATGATGCTAACAATGATGAAGAAACTGAAGCTGCAAAGAAGTTTTTAGAGTTTTGGTCACCTCGTATTACTGAAATTACCGATAAGTATCTCGGTAAAGGTAAGAAAGTTGGTAGCATGAATAGAGATCAGGTCGAGCAGTTGGATCTTATAGTTTCAGATTTAAAAGAATTAGTTTCTAAAAATAGTTAAAAGCGCGGGAATCGGCATATGGATAATCATATCTCGGTTCCCGCATTTTTATTGACTTTTTAGAAAAAATATGTTATAATATATATATAAGAAATAAAAAGGGGTTGATATGTAGAATGGGAAAACACATCGTCAAATGTAAATTTTGTGGAGAATCATTTGATACCAACACAACAGAATATATAAAAATAAAAAATAGATATGCTCATAAAGATTGTGCTGCAAACCATGAAGCTTCTATGTCTCAAGAGGAAAAAGATTTAGAAGCTTTGTATGATTATGTCAAAAAGCTATTAGCAGACGATTATAATTATATAAAAATAAAAAAGCAAATTGAAAAGATAAAAAAAGATAATCCTAACTATACTTATAGTGGAATGAAGAAGTCTTTACAATGGTTTTATGAATTAAAACAACATTCTGTAAAAGAAGCGAATGGCGGTATCGGAATAGTTCCTTATATTTATAATGATGCTTGTAAATATTTTTATTCATTATATTTGGCGCAAATGGCAAATAAAGATATATCGACTTCGCCAATAACAGTTAAAGAATTTAATATTGAAAGTCCTAGATTTAAAGAGCAACCGATTCGCCTTTGGAATATTGATGATGATGATTAGGAGGGTAATTTTTAATGACAAGTAAATATACAGATATACCATCTTGTATGCAGTGTATAGGAGCGATATATAATAATCCCTCTTTGCTAGATGAAAATAATTATCATTTTAACGAAGAAGATTTTTCAGAAGAGTTTCATAAAATATTATTTGGCACAATTTTTAATCTCCACGCGCTAGGTGCTCAAAAAATTAACACCACAACAATAGAGAATTATCTTGAACAGCGCACAAAGAAATTAGCAGTATATAAAGCTAATAAAGGCGATGAATACCTTGAGAAGTTGTCTGCAACAACACAGATTGCGGCTTTTGATTATTATTATTCAAGAGTAAAGAAAATGACTCTGCTCCGTGAATATGATAAGCATGGAGTTGATGTATCTTGGCTTTATGATCCAGATAACATCTTTGATTCAAAAAAGAAACAAAGCCAAGAAGATTGGCTAGATAATACTCCTATTGAAGATATTGCAGATAAAATTGATGAACGTATTTCTAATATTAGAATGAATTTTGTCGATAATGCAGAGGATGATTTTTCTTTAGCTTGCGAAGGCGGCGATGAACTTTTAAACGAGCTTCAGAATAAACCAGATGTAGGTTATCCTTTATATGGCCCTCTGATTAATACAATATGGAGAGGCGCGCGCCTGACAAAGTTTTATTTGCGTTCTGCACCAACTAACGTAGGAAAATCAAGAGCTATGGTAGCAGATGCTTGTAACATAGCTTGTGATGAAATATATGATATAAAAGAAAAGAAATGGGTAAAGAATGGTACTTGTGAACCGACAGCATATGTAATGACTGAGCAGATGAAAGATGAAGTTCAAACTATGATTTGGGCATTTTTATCTGGCGTAAATGAAGAACATATCTTGACAAACACCTATTATGATGATGAATTTGAGCGTGTTCAGTATGCGAAAAATCTCCTTAAACGTTGTCCTTTATATCTTAAAGAGATGCACGACTTTTCATTATCAGACATAGAAAATACAGTAAAAATAGCAGTAAGAAAATATGAAGTAAGATATTTCTTTCTTGACTATATTCACTCTAGTATGAAAATATTAAGTGAAGTTAGTGGAAAAGCAAAAGTTGCTGGACTTCGAGAAGATAATGTACTATTCATGATTGGCGTAAGATTAAAAGACTTAGCAACTCAGTATGGCATTTTTATCCTTAGTTCAACTCAGTTAAATGGAGATTATGTTGACAGTAAGACACCGGATCAGAATCTTTTAAGAGGTGCAAAATCTCTTGGCGATAAGGTCGATGGTGGTTCTATTATGCTATTGCTAACAGAAGATGATAAAAAAGCAATTCAGCCGATATGTACAAAAAAGGGTTGTCCTATGCCAAACTTAAAGATATCTATATATAAGAACAGACGCGGCCGTTATAATCATTTATACCTGTGGTGTAACGCAGATTTAGGCACTTGCCGCATAGAACCTATTTTTGCAACTCATTATGACTATACATATATTGAAATGGAAGATTTTAAGATACACGTAAAACCGAGAACAGAAGATTTAATCAGTGCTTTTTAATAAAGGATGAGTATGAAATTTGATAAAGATGAAATAAAAAATTCATTATCAATAGAACAGGTCTTTGATATAGTCGCTGATTTAGGCGGAGAACCTCGCATGGAAAAAGATTGTTTTATTGCGGCAACCATTTGCCACAATCATCCAGGCGAGGGTTCTCATAAACTATATTATTATGACAACACTAAGCTTTTCCGATGTTATACAGAATGTAATGACACTTTTGATATATTCCAATTGATAATAAAAGTTAAAAAGCAAGAAGGCCAAGAGTGGACATTATATAATGCTATATCATACGTAATTAATTACTTCTCATTAGAAATAATTGAAGATTTTTCTGATAAACAGATAAATCCTCAAGAATGGAAAATATTATCCAAATGGGAAGCAAAGAGCCAAGAAGATGATAGAAAAAAAAGTGTTGAGTTAAAGATTTTTGATGATAATTTTTTAAAGAATTTTCCAAGACCAAAAATAACTCCGTGGCTAAAAGAGGGAATTACCCAAGAAGTAATGAATACTCATAACATTTGCTATGATCCTCTTAACCACGGTATTGTTATTCCTCACTATGATATAGACTTCCATCTCATAGGAGTAAGAGAGCGTACTCTGATTAAAGAGAATGAAGAATTGTATGGTAAATATCGCCCCGCCATAATTAATAAAAAGATGTATAATCATCCATTATCTTTTGCTTTGTATAATCTTAATTGGTCAAAAGATAATATATCTATAATGCAACGAGCAATAGTGTTTGAATCTGAAAAGTCTTGCATGAAATATGCTTCTTATTTTGGGCAAGAGAATGATATTTCTGTGGCTTGTTGCGGCAGCACCTTAGTAAGATATCAGATCGAGTTACTATTAAGTTTAGGTGTCAAAGAAATTATTATTGCTTTTGATAAAGAAGGGGAGAAAGATATTAAAGAGAATTATGTAAAGAAGTTCTATAATTTCTATAACAAGTTTGGTAAGTTAGTTCAGTTAAGTTTCATATATGATAAGGAAGAAAAATATCTGAATTATAAAGATGCACCTATTGACCAAGGGCCGGAAGTTTTTCTTCAGTTATTCAAGACAAGAATCTTTTTAGACGAAAAAAATATATAAGGAGAACCTTTAATGAATAAACAAAATATAAAGAAGTTTGTTTTGTATTTAGTACGTTGGCAACTGTCAACGCCAATTTTAGCTTTATGTATGTTTTTTATACCTCTTAATACAATGGAAAAAACAATAATTGCAAACCTTATTGGTGGTATAATCTTTTTCTTTGTTGATAAACAGATATTTAAGGAACCTCTTGACAACACAAAAAATTTATGATATAATAAAAACAGAGAAAAAAAAGAAAAAAGAGGTAAATATATATGAAGTATAAGTTAATAAATCCTATAGATTCTTCAATGGATGCTATAACTCAAGTTCTATGTAACAGAGGAATAAATAAAAATGAAATAAAACATTTTCTTAATTCAACAGACAAAGATATTAATTCCCCCTTAGCTTTTGGTGAACAAAAAATCTAGGCGGCCGCAAGAACATTAATCAGTCACATAAAAAAGAATAATAGAGCGTTTTTATTAGTTGATCCCGATGTAGATGGGTTCACAAGCTCCGCAATCATGTTAAATTATCTTCATGACCTTTTTCCTTTTTGGACAGAGAATAATGTAGATTATTTTTTTCATTAGGGAAAAGAACACGGATTAGGAGATAAGAAACAGATTCAAAATATCTTTTAGGGTGAGTATAATCTTGTAATTATTCCTGATGCGGGTTCTAATGATACTGCTCAATGTAAATAGTTAAAAGAGAATGGCATCGATGTAATCATTCTTGACCACCATGATAAAGAATGTGAAAATCCTTATGCTATTATTATTAATAATCAATGGTCTGATTATCCTAATAAATACTTATCTGGCGCTGGCGTAGTGTTTCAGTTCTGTAGGTATTTAGATAGTTTAATGCAAACCAATTATGCAGACAGATACATTGACCTTACTGCACTAGGGAATTGCGGAGATATGATGAGTATGACATCTATTGAAACAAAGCATATCATACAAAAAGGTTTTAAAAATATAACTAATCCTTTTATTCATCATATGGCTGACAAAAACAGTTACTCTTTGGGAGATGAGGTAACACCTATAGGCGCCGCATTTTATATTGTACCTTTTGTTAATGCAACAGTAAGAAGTGGAACAGAAGATGAAAAGAAGCTTGTTTTTGAAAGTATGTTACAATATAAAGCTTTCAATAAATTACCTTCGACAAAAAGAGGTCATAAGCCTGGTGATATAGAACAGTTAGTATCACAGGCCGTAAGAGTTGCAACAAATGTAAAAACAAGGCAAACAAAAAATTTAAATACTGCTCTTGAAACACTTAAAAACAAGATAGAAAAAGATAATCTATTAGAGCATAAGGTTTTAATGTTCTTATTAAAGAAAGGCGAAGTTGATAAAAACATAGCTGGTCTTGTGGCAAATAAATTCATGTCAGAATATCAACGACCAGTTTGTATGTTAATATATAATGAAAAGACAGATACTTACTCAGGCTCTTGTCGAGGTTGCGCACTTGCCGGAATTTTAGACTTTAAGGCTCTTTGCTATGAAACAACATTAATAAATTGGGCAATAGGTCATAGTAATGCTTTTGGTATGTGTATATCTTCTTCAAACATAAATAAATTTTTATAGATTACAGATAATCTTTTGAAAGATATGAATGAAGAGCCTCAGTATTATGTTGATTATATTTATCGAGGCCATGATGTAAATGGACAAGATATTTTATCAATAGCCGGAATGAAGTCTTTATGGGGAACTGGACTTGAAGAGTCCTTAATCGCCGTTGAAAAATTAAAAGTTACGCCTGAAATGGTAACTGTTTATCAAAAGAAAACAAATACCATTAAGATACAAATATCAAATGATGTTGCGGCCATGATATTTAACGCAACAGACAATGATATAAATAAGTTAAAAGACAATAACACAGGGTTTGTTGAAATTAATCTAGTAGGAAAATGTAATATCAATAATTGGAACGGAATTGAGAATCCACAAATCTTTATTGAAGATTATGAAATTATTGATAGCAATAAATTCTTCTTCTGACTAGGTTCGGACGGCTCATGG